CTACCTTCCAACCATTACTTTCATAAAAATTATAAAACTTAAAAACATCTACATTGTTTTTTCTTTCTAAACAATATGCTTCTAATTCTTGCATAGAGGGCTTTTTAAAGCGTTTTAAGACAGGTTTAGCAGTTTCAGAGGTCTCAGTATAATTTGCGCCTTTTAAATTGTACAGGTCATATTTCTCAATTAGCTTAATAACAGCCTGATGAGGTCTTGAGTTAGCATTTAACTCGCCATACTGAAATTCTATAAACTTTGGAATAAACCATCTATCACCCTCATCAAATATTTTTATTTGTGGAGCAAAATATTTTATAGCTTCTTTTTCGCTTATCTTACTTCCTATTCTAATTGAGGCTACTTCAAAGTCTGTTTCCCATACTCCTGCGTGGTTACAATCGTCTAATATGTATAACCAAAGTAATTTATATTTAGTTGGCAGGTTTCTTATAAAACCTTTTTTCCACTTATCTGTATCTGTAAATCTTTTTGCCATATTATTTATTTTTATAATAACTTAATAAATGTTCGTTTACTATTTGTCTGTGTGCCATAGAACCATCATAATTATCTGATACATCTTCATACTCATCAAAGTAATCTTCTTTGCAACTAACAATAACGTCGCTGTTGCAATCTTCACAGAACCTAAACTCATCACCATAGTCACTAGCTTTTAGTTTACCATTACAATAGTAACAAGCCTCGTCACCATACTCGTCTAATATAACTTCTGATTCTCTATCACCATCATCAAACCAATAGTTTCTGCTTGCTCCTTTAAAGTCTCCCCATTCATAATTATCTTGCCAAGCATTTCTGTATTCGTGTGTATACATAGTACAACCTAAGTCATTGACAATGTGCATAATCATATCAAGACAGTTGTTAGCGTCGTGAAACTGTACAATCTCTTTGTCTGAGTGTGGTGCATAGTAACCGCAAGACATATTGGCTACGCATACGCCTATGCCATTCTCTGCAAGCTGACCTACATCTGTAATAGCACCTGATGATTCTTTGTAACCGTACCTAGCAATAATAGGAGCAACATCTTCTGCAAAGCACATACTGTAAAGCTCGCCGCTAATAGAGTTGACAAAGTCTGTGTTACCTCGTCTGTCACCCTGTAAGCAATAGCCTACGTCTTTGAACCAAGACATATTAGCTTGTGAACTACCTACACAGCCTATTTCTTCTGAATGAAAAAATACGCATTTGATAATATCTTGAGTTAGTAACATTTGTAATGCAAGCCATACACCTACTTTGTCGTCACCGCCTACACCTACTTGTGTACCTGTGTCTGTGCTAAAAGCAAACAAGCAGTTGTTGTCGTCATAAACTTTGAAAGACCTGTGTATATCGTGTACAGTATCAGTATGTGCAACAATACAAGGATATATGCCTGACTTACCTTTGGTTACATAAATGTTGTTGCTGTCAACTTCTATCTTGGCTGAAGGTACATTGATAATACAAAAATTGATAATGTATTGTATCATCTGCTCCTCTTGACCGCTAGATGTTTGTACTGATAAGGTGTCAATGAGTAATTGCTTGCGCTTGTGTAATTTTTTTGTCATAGTGTTTTTGTGGGTATTAGTTAGTAATTAGTTAGCTATACAAATATAAGAATAATATACGGAAATAGCAAATAATTTGTATGTTATTTTTATATAATTTAAGAGGGGGCAAAACATTTAATAATCGGTTATTGTGCGGCGTCGTGCCAACCCCCTCTAAAATTAAAACGGTAAATCTTCTTCTGTATTTGTATTGTCTACTGAATTAGGTTTTGGTGGTTCGTAAGTATTTTCATAAGCATAGTGTGTAGCTCCCTTCTCAGAAACCTCTCTACGTTCTGCTATTGTTATATTTACCCATCCTCTTTTTGCAATCTTTTGTAAATCCTCTACTTTAAAACTTGCATTAAAAAGCTCACCATATTGTGTAGTAACTTTTTTTATACTACTTGCTACATAATTTTTTTCTGACATAATTTATTTTTAAATTTATATTTAGACATATCATTTCGTATAATAACTTTTTCTTTAATCTGAATTTCATTTGTAGGTTTCTTTAACCTCTTTTTGTATTCTATTAAACCGCTATCTTTAAAATAATCTTCTAAGTTTATTAGGTTTTTTTTATTTATTTTATCTTCTTCTTTTAAAGCTATAAGTTCTCTTATAACGCTTTTTCCCTCCTCTGTCATCTATGTTATTCATTTTTAGAAACTAATGATTGTATAGCTGTAAAGTTTTCTTCTCCTTCTACAATTATAGGATTAGATTCTAAGTCTACTTCTACTATATCAACAACATCTTTGACATCAATATTAAGATAGTTAGCCAATCTTTGCATTTGGTAATACCTTAAGTAGTAAGGCTTTTCTACATACTTCTCTATAGTTGAGCCTTTAATGTTTAATATTCTTCCAAACTTTTGTTTAGATATTCCTCTGATTCTTAGTATAGCTTCTAACTCGTTGCGTGAAGCCCTTACTTTTTCATAATTGTTTTTCATCTTACAAGTATTTTTTTTTATTAATAATCGTTTTTATTTTATCTTTAGCTACTAAAAAATTAGTTTGATTGTTTTTATAAAACTTCTTAGTATCATTACCTAGCAACCTCATAATATCATCTTCTATTAGCTCGCCTAAATACTTTTCTCCATACCATACTGAGTATTGAAAAGCTCTTGATGGGTTTTTGATTATGCTAACTACTAAACATTCCGTTCTTGACGAACTGTTTGTATTGGTCTTTGGGGTCTTGTTTAATTTCATTTTCTTTTAAATATATGATTAATTCCTCTGCTTCTATCTCACTAAAATCTTTATCGTAAATTCTACTTGATATTTCTTGTTGTTCCGATATAGATAGAGGGGTTCTTGGCAAGAGGTTGTCAATGTAATCTATCTGCCAATATTCTGCTTTCTTAGGTTTACCATCAACAACCTCATCAAACCAATCATCATTCATTAGTCAACCATTTCGTCTTGACCAAACACACCTTGCTCATAGAATCCTGCTATCTTAAGAACAACTCTTGACATAGCTCTCTTTTCTGCCATAGCAACAGGAAACTTTTTACCGCCTCCCATTAGGTTTTCGTCAGACGCTTCGCCAAAAGACATCATATTTCTAGTTAGTTTACCTTGTTGTAAGCTAGCGGTAGCTCTCATAACTACCCAATTTTTTTCCATAACTACAGGCTCATAAGCTACCTGTATGTTTTGTTTGCTTACTATCTTATCTATACCTGTTCGTGTAATGATAACAAATCCTCTCTTGTCTTTGTATACATCTTCTTCAACTAAATTGTTCTCTAAGAATAATCTTCTTAGTGCTTCTTTTTTAGTTTCTTTAACTTCAGGTTGTGGTGAATTGTTTTTTATTTTTTTCATAATTAGTTTTAGTTTTATTTAATTAATATTAACCAAATGGTATGTTAGCCATTTTAATTCTGTACTCCTCTGCTTCCGCTTCTTTCCTATCATCTAGAACCATATTTCTATAATCATAGTCCATAATAGGTTCATCAAATTCTTCGTTACAATAATCACAAACGTAAAAACAAAATCTATCAAAATCTTCACGTTCTTCGTAATCTGTGCCGCAACAACTACTTACTTGATATGCCATAATTTTTATTTTTTAATTAGTTTTAACATAAGCCCTAAATACTTTTGGACTTTCTCCCCACGAGTTTCTTGTACTATCCCAAACATCATAAACTACATTGTCTTTAATTGCAACCCAATGCCTTCTAATGTATAATATAGCCCATTGATTTTTTCTAATTTTAGACCAAATATGTCCTAATTCATTCATTCTTACATTACTTTTTCCATATTTAATTTCTTTAAAGCCATATTTTTCTATATATTTTACACTTACTTTAAGGTCGTTAGGAAAATAACCTGTTTCAGAAGAAATGTCCAACATTTCTTTCCAAACTTTTTTATAAGATTGTTGAGTTGCGTGTGCTATTGCTCTTATCACACAGTTGTCTGTGCGCTTTGCTAGTTTTGGGTAAGCTTTTTTTGCTCCTCCATCACTATAAGTGTATTGTGTTTTCATTTTTTAATTATTTAGTTAGTTAATTTTTAGCAAAGATACAGCTTTTTTTTTAAATTCCAAATAATTTATAAGTTTTTTTTAAAAAAATGGGATTTAACCTAGTATTTATCTTTATCCTTATCTTTATATTTATCTTTATCTTTATATATAAGGGTATTAAATACCCTATGTAAAGGGTTACTTAAGGGTTAAAAATAATGTGTTAGTCTTGCTACTTGACCGCTATTTTTATCGTGAACAAAAGCTTCGCAGGCTTTGTATGCGCCGCAAAATCCTTTGCGTGAGTGCCAACTATCTGCTGACGAAGGGCTTCTCATATACTCTACAGTTACGCCAATGTAATCTTTAGCGTCTAACCATTTGTGTTTTATTTTGTGATGTAAGTGATGTAAATACCAATATCTATATTTACTTTTGCTCCACATATCAGGTCTTTCTTGCGCCATTAAAAGAGGTAGCTTGTCCATCTTAGCTCCGTCTCCGTGTTCTAAACCAATAAGATTATCACCATAAGCATAATATTTTCTGTTAGCTACACTAATATCAAAATACACATCATCTGCTTTTCTAAACCAACTTTTTAAAGTATGTGCTAGATGAAATCCTGATTGATAATCGTGATTGCTCATACTATGTATAACATCTACAGGAGCTATTTGCCTAAGGGTTTCTATACACTTAACATACAGCATAAGAGCTATCTCATAATGTTCCCACCACTTACCATCTGTATCTTGGTGTGTTCCTTTTGTAGTTGTATTATATACATTATCAATATGTAAGACATCATTACCTATACAAAATAACACCCTGTCAACATTAAATCCTTGTGCTTTTTCAATAAGACCTTCTATACCTTCTAAAACACGCATTACAGCAGTTTCACAGTCATATTTCTCTCCTGTTTCTAACTCACTAGCATATTTTCCTATATGAATATCAGCAGGATTTATGACAAGAAGATGATTTCCTTTTTTTCTTTTTATAGGAGTATAAGTAGGAGAATATTCTTCTATGAAGTTATTTATTTTTTTAAAGATTTGGTTCTCACTTAGACCGTAATCTTCCTTTGTGACGATAGAGAATCTTAATTCTCCACTCATACTTTGCCAATGTTTTACACTAACTACATCTTTCTTATCAATTCCTCTTTCCTTTAAGTGTATATCTAGCGCAGTATTTCCATTTATGTTTTCTAAATTATGACCTCTGAACTCGTTTATTAGCTCAACTTCTTCGGCAGAAAGTCTTAATCTTTTACCTTTTAATTTCTCATTCATAATTATTAATTTTAGTTGTAGTAAATATAAAATAAAAAAAAGCTTATAAAAAGAAAGAGTGAGAAGTTATTAACCTCTCACTCTTAATTACTGCTAACTAAAACCCACTATGAAAACACTCAGAGAAGGATTACAAAGTTAACTATATTTATTTAAAAAGCAAATTATTTCTTTGCTTTTGCAGTATCAGCAATACCTTGTCCTAAAACTAAAGCAGCAATACTCATTAGAATATTGTTTACCTCTGTTTCGTTCAAGCCAAATTGCTCGCTTAATAGTGTTGTAAGACAACCTATTATCGTATACCAAAATTTCTTACTTTTAAACATTGTACCTATCAAAAACTTTTCAAAAAATTTGTTCATTTTATCTATTTTTAATTACTAATTCAATTTTATTTTCCATCTTATTATCTAAGATTGTTTTCATTAATAAGTTGTGAGCATTGGTGCTTTGATATATTATATCGTCACCCCTCATCATACCTGTTAATATACAACCCCTACTATCTTTTGCAGAATTACCACGATGAAACAATATATATGTTCTATCAGGTACATTTTCTACAAGTATGTGTGTGTAATCTCTGCTTGCGCTTTCTTCGGCATATCTAACTCTACAATCATACACACCTTTAGGGATGCAAGATATACCTTTTTGATTGTTTTTCCAAGGAAGTTCTAGTGTATGTGAAATAAATTCTCCATTTAGATATAATTTACCAATAATAGATTTATCAGTAAATGTATCTCTTATAAGAAAAAGGTTGCAACTATTCATTAAATACTGCGTAAATTCGTACTTTTTTTACTGTAGCAATAAGCTCTCTAGTTCTTTTTACTTCTTCCTCTTTATCCATATATTTAGGATTCTTAGAGTTTAATTTTCTTTTTTTAGGCATATTATGCTGTTACAACCATAAACTCTACATCACAGGTTGCAGTATTTGCTTGTCCGTATATATGTGTTATATCTGCTAAAGCACCAAACGTACTTCCTGTTATAGCGTCCATTTCATTATTCATTAATAATAAACTTTCTCCTGCAGCTATTTTAAGCCAAAAACTATCTGCACCATTAAACAATCTCAAAGTTACAAAATTTGTATCATCTAAATTTGTAATTCTAAAATAAACATAATCTGCTGCGACTGCTGTACCTGCGCTGTCGGCAGTATCAAACATAAATAAAGTTGTTGATGCAGTTGCAACATTCATAATTCTTTGGTCTATTTGTC